GCAGGACAGTATGCAGCAGCACTCTTACATAACATGGCTGTACCCGGTGTCATCCTCTCACCCAAAGATGACTCAATGGGCGGTCCTTCGAAAGAAGAGGCAGAAGCAATATCCGCTATGTATAAACAAAAGTTCGGCGGAAAAAATCGTGGCGCACCTATGGTCTTATCGGGATCAATGAATGTAGAAGTCGTATCTTTCTCACCAGATCAAATGAATTTAGCTGAACTAAGGAAGATCCCTGAAGAAAGAGTTTCCGCAGTTTTAGGTGTACCTGCAATATTGGCCGGACTAGGTGCAGGTTTGGACGCAGCTACATATAACAATACTCGTGAACTTAGAGAGTTTTTTACCGAACAAAAATTAGTACCGCTATGGAAATCAGTTGCATCCGAGCTAACACATCAATTATTAAGAAAAGATTTCAGCGCACAAGAGCTTCACATAAAATACAACTTAGACGATGTAAGAGCTTTATCACAAGATAAAGATGATGTTTATAAAAGAATGAATACTGCTGTTAGCGGTGGTTGGGTGACAATAGGTGAAGCAAGAAAACAAGCAGGACTTTCAACTGACGAAACACACGATGTATATTTAAGACCACTAAATATGGTTGAGGTTAGTGCTAACGGCGAAAGACCCGTACAAGAAGATCCACCTAAAGAAGAAGAGCCAAAAGAAGATCCTGTTGTAGAAATTGCTAAACAACTTATTGATAAAGTTTTAACAACCGGTGGCGCACAAGTAGATAGTCAAAGGTCAGGTATCTTAAAACCTACACCGACTCGTTTGACCGAAGAAAAGTATGTAGCCGAAATGCCTAACGGTGCTTGGTGTATTTTAGATCACGATACTAACGAAGTTATAAAATGTTATGAAAGTGAAACACAGGCCAATGAAGCATTATCTCGTATGAAAAAAGATGAGAAAGCACCTAAGATAACTAACTTTCCAAGATCAGGTGATAATCAAACAATTTCAATTTCTAATTCACAACATAAACAATTTCCTGATTACAACTATGTAAAAAATCTAAAAGAGGATTGGCCTGAAATTTGGCGTAGAGCCGGTACAGGTGGTAATCCACCAACTTCATTTACAGGTAATGACGCATTTAATCGTTGGGGTAAATATCGTTCCGGTGATAGATCAGGATCTGTTTTAAGTTGGGTAAAGCGTAGAGAAAGATTTATGAATCGTCACAAAGGCAATACAAGATTAAACGGTACTATCGCAGTAATGAAATGGGGTGGCGTCACTAAATCTGGTGTTAGTTCTATGAAAAAAATTGTAAATGAATACAAAAAAGTAATTCGTGAAAGAAGAAAAATACAAGAAGCTTTATTACTAGAAATAGAAGAAAAAGCGCTTAGTGAAAAAGTAAAAGCTAGTTTAAGGAAAAAAGTTGAAGATCATAATTCAAAAAATCCTAAGTATAGAGCTACATTAAGAATGCTAACAGCGTCTTACAATAGAGGTTTAGCTGCATATCAAAACAATCCGGGGTCAGTAAGAGGTAATGTTGCAGGACCTCAGCAGTGGGCAATGGCCAGAGTGAATGGACTATTAAGAGCTTTAAGAACAGGTAAATTTAAAAGAAAACCTTATGACACAGATTTACTACCAAGCAATCACCCATTAAGTTCAAAGAAAAATGCAAGCCTTATTATTGAGGAAATTAATGTATCTACCGAAGAGGCAGAGGCTTTAGCAGAAGTTGAGATGAACTCAGCTAGAAGTGAAAAAGCAGAGTCTGTCAAAGTTGGAGATACTGTGTCTTGGTCAATAAATAAAGATCCAGATCCACCGTCAACTGTTCACGGTGTAGTAAGTTCAGTAAACAATACCGATCAAGAAGCAACAATGGTTGTTTGGGCGATTATGGAAGATGGGTCGCATAAGAAAACAGACAGGTCTGTCACACAACCAATATCAAAATTAAGAAAAATAAAAGATTTTAGAAATTAAGAAGTTTCAAAAAATCTAGTATTTTCGTTAGGTATATAATCTACACCACGCTCTTTAAGTTTATTAACTAACCTAATTTGCTCTTCGCTAGACAACAATGCTAGCCAATCGGTGATAATTTTATTTCTATTTGTTTTGTCACTAACTGCAACAACATCCATGAATTTTTGAAATTCTTTGTCCGCTCTTACAGTTTTTATAGCTTCATTTCCTCTTTCAGCCATGATACTATTTCATCTCTTTCCTCAGCGCCACGCTTAAAGTCGCGTGCGTTGAATTTACCTGATATATCTATTTTATTACCGTTGCGTTTTAATTGCACGGTTTCACCGAAGATTTCTGCCGTACCTGTGCCATCCGACAAGATAGTCAGCTGAAAGCTACCGGAACTTGTATGTAAAGTCGAAATCAAAAGGACATCTACTTTCATACTTAAATTATACCAGAGATATGCAAAATTTGAGTTTTTGTCATGGGCTACCCTAAATACGCAAACTTTAAAAATTATTAGTTAATATTTGTAATAGCGCACTTGGTTTACACAGGAGAAATTTTTCATGAAAAATGATGAGTATAAAAAAATACAAGTAGAGTTTAAAGAAGGGGAAGATCAAAAAGGGCAAGTCAAAGCTGTTTTCTCTTTATTCAATGATATTGATAGCGATGGTGATGTTGTATTACCTCAAGCTATTAAATCAGGATTTGATCAAGAAAGCGAAACCGTACCTATGGTATGGGCGCACCAATGGGATAAACCTATTGGAAAAGGTCGAATTGTTAAAGACGAAGAAAAAGCTGTGTTTGACGGCGAATTTTTTATGGACACCGAGTCAGGTGCTGAAGCTTACAAACTTGTAAAGAACATGGGAAACTTGCAACAATGGTCTTTTGGTTTTAGAGTAAATGATAGTGAGTATGGAAAATTTAAAAAAGACAATCAAGACGAAGCGGAAGTTCGTTATCTTAAAGATTTATCTGTGTATGAAGTTAGTCCGGTTTTGGTAGGTGCAAACCAAGAAACATTTACTATGGCTATAAAAAGTCAAAAGGATCAAACAGACGAAAAAGGTGTATTGTCACACGACAGCATACAACAAGAAGAGCCTAAAGAAGAAGAAGTTGTCGCCGACGACGAAAAGAAAGAAGCTCTATCAGGAGATCTTTTCTTTACGCCAGAAGAGGCAGAAAATAGAGCCAAACAAATGGGTTGTGAGGGATCGCATACTCACGAGATGGACGGTGCAACATATTACATGCCGTGTAAAACTCACGAAGATTATGAAGCTCTTTTGAAAAAACATAATACATCAATTAGTTATCTCAATGAAATAGCTAACAATATGAAAGAAATTTTAAAATCTATCCCAACAGACGAAGTTTCTATGGAAACTTTAAAAGACATTAGTGAAAAAATTAATAATGTTTCAAATGCGGATAGTGAAGTTTTCGATGATCGTGCCAGCGTGCAAGGTAAGCGATTTTCGGATGAGGTGAAAGATGTGCTTGCTGCATTAAATAATCTCGTAGCTCGAGTTCAATCCATTGGGGAACTTAGAGCAAAGAATGGTAGGAAGTTGGGGGTTTCGGCGACTGAAGCTCTCAGGACAGTTCAAGAAAGCGTACAAGACGCTTTTGATGAAATAGACAAATTCGTAGATGAATTTGGAACGGAGGGTGCATTGGAAGACACAACAGAAGTTGTTGACGAAGTACAACAAGAGGAAGTAATCGAATCTAACGAGCCGGTAGCAGAAGCTGAGGAAATCGTAGAGGAAACCGAGGTTAAACCCGAGGAAGAGCCTGCGGAAGAACCAGAAGTTGATACCGACGAGGAAAGACAAGAGGAAGATCCTGTTGACGAAGCGGAATTACCAACTGAAGAAGTATTAGACAATGAGTTAGACGATCTTTGGCTAGAAAGTCAAAGAATCGCAACCGAAACAATATTAACCGATATTGAAATAGAAGAAACTACAGAAGACATTTAGGAGTAAAAAAATGAGCGAAGTGAATAAAATTCGTGAAGATATAGCTAAAGAGTCTGCTGAACTTAAAGGGCTTTTCGATACAATCGAAGCTCAAGAGGGACCTTCTACCCCTGAACAAAAAAATGCAGTCATTGAAAGAAATGAAGCATTAGCAAGTTTAAGAGATGATCTTAAAGTTGCAGAAGCAAAGTCTAAATTAGACATTTCAGGCGAAGCAGTAGCAAGCGTACCTACACCATCCGAAGAGTCAACAGGCTCATCTTTTGGTGCAGAAGTTCTAAAATCAGCAGCTTATAAAGGCTATGTTGAAAATGGTGCTAAGAATATTCAAAGCACAGTTCCTTTTGAAGTCAAAACAAACTTGACTACAACAGGCTACCCACCAGAGTCATTAAGACAACCGGGTATTTTAGAAACAGCTCTTCGTGATCCTAATGCAGTTATTGGGTTATTTGACCAAATACAAACAGACCAAAATGCGTTTGTATATTTGGAAGAAACAACCTTTACAAATAACGCCGCAGAAGCAGCAGAAGCTGCAGCAGTTGGCGAAGCAGCATTAGCATTCACCGAGAGAACAGCAACAATCTCAAAACTAGGTGTTAACATACCTGTCACAGATGAGTTAATGCAAGATGTTTCTGGTTTAGAGGGATATTTGAACTCAAGACTACAAACAATGATGAGATTAAGACTAGACAGTCAGCTATTAGCTGGTGACGGTACATCACCAAACCTCGAAGGTATCTTAGATGCCGGTAAGTCATCCGTAGGCTCAACAGCTTATGGCTCTTACGCAGGAGGTCTTGGTAGAATTGGTGCAGTCTATGGAGCAATTACCGATATTAGAGTAAATGCTTTCACAGAGCCAGATGCTATCGTAATCCACCCTAACGATTGGTCACAAATTGTGCTCCAATTAGACGAGGACTTTGCGGGTACTTCATCCGCAGGATATGCAGCTAAAGCTCCTGTATTCACCCAAGCCGGTGGATATGCAGGTGGCGTTGCTAACCAACTTTGGGGATTAAAAGTTGTTCCTACAACCGCAATAAGCGAAGGAACAATCCTAGTTGGTAAGTTCGGCGGTGGAGAAGCAGCACATGTCGTAATGAGGCAAGGAATTGACATCGCAGTCAGCGATAGTCACGGTGAGAACTTTACAAAGAACATCATGGTGATTAGAGCTACTATGAGAGTTGGTTTCCCTGTTTACAGACAAGCCGCTTTCCATAAGATCACAAGCGCTTAATAGCGTTTAGTATTTAGAATATGGGGGCTACGCGCCCCCATATTTTATAAGATAGGAGAAAATTATGCCAAGACATTATGGCGGAGGAAAACCAAAAAAGAAACCATACGGTAAAAGACCTAAAAAAAAGAAATAAGAAAGTAGAATTGATTTATTATGGCAGAAAAATTCATTAAATTGGAAAAAGACTTATGGGTATTAGGCGACGGGTCAATCTTTGAAGGACCTAAAGCTGAACTTCCAAAATCTAACGCTTCTAAAGTTGGTGGCGCAGGAAAAACTTATCCTGAAAGCTATTTAAAAGAAATTGGTTGGAAAAAACCTGCTAAGAAAAGTTCCAAAAAAGAAGTAGAAACAAAAGCAGTAAAACCTAAAGAGAACAAATCTAGCAAGTAAGGAGATCTAAATGGCTCTTTGCACAGTTAGTGATGTCGAAAGTATCATAGGGGTAGATTTAAGCACTACGCTTGAAAGTACAGTCACAAACTCTTTAATACCTTTTGCTGATCAAATTATCAAAACATATCTAGGTTATGATATAGAAGCGTCTAATCAAACTGAAGTATTGTTTGGTGATAACAATAGAGAAATAAATTTAAAACATATTCCTGTAAATTCTATAACCTCAATTACAGAAGATGGTAATTCTTTAACCGAAGGTAATGAAAGTGATTTTGTATTTCACTCTAACGGTAGGGTAGAAAGAGTACTTGGTCGTTGGTCAGGTGCAAAACCTAAAAATATAACAGTTGTTTACAATGCAGGTTATTCAACAATTCCCGACGATATAAAGTTTACAAGCGCAAGAATTTCTGCAAGAATACTGATGTCGAGTTTAAATGTGAGTTCAAACGCCGACACCGGTACAGTAGATACTCACTTGAGCGACTCGACGAACGGGGCGAGTATGAGTACAGTAGTTGAAGAACGCATAGGTGATTTGCAAGTCCAATACAATGACCCTTTAGCCTATTTTGACGGTCCATTACTGAAAGATAGCGATCGTTTACTTATAGCCCCTTATAAAAAACAGGTGTTTGTTTAGTGCTAGATTTAGCAACTTACACTTGGATTATTGGATTTCTAAATTATCACGGTTTGCTTCATGCACACCTTAACGAATACACGAGAAAGAATGTTGAGCAAGAAGTGTTCATAAATCAACAATTCAACGAAATCGTTAGAGGTGAGAAGTGGACTATAAACAGGAAGCTCTAGGCAATCTACTAAGACTACAAGAATTATGGTGGCAGGTAGATGCAAATTGCATAGGCGAAGATCCTGATCTATTTTTTCCAGACAGGGGTGCTAGCACTCGAAAAGCAAAAGAATTATGTAATTCCTGTAAAGCACAAGAACATTGTTTAGAATATTCAATAGTTAACAATGAAAAGTTTGGTATATGGGGAGGACTATCAGAGCGTGAGCGTCGAAAAATAAGAAAAGAAAGAGGGCTTACGAGAAAGAGAAAAGATGCCAAGTAGAAAAGTACCTAATGTAGAAAAAGCTTATGAATTATTTAAAGCTGACCCTCACAAGCCTTTGAGTGATTGGGCTAGAGAGTGGGAGTGTTCACACGAAAGAGTTAGACAATTAAGAG